AGGCGCGCGCTTGGATATGACGACCATCATAGCCATTACCATCCCAGCTAAACCACTTTACTTTAGTTGTGAACTCGATGTAACAACCACGAGTAATCACATTTGAACCAAATAGCTTATGTTCTTGAACATCAAGAACCTTTACTATTGCGCCTAGCTTTGATGGGTCACGTCTGGTTCCCCGTATGACGACCGCTTGATCACCTACCTTACATCCAGGCATCACTTGGACTCCTTCACAGCATGAATTTCTGGCAACATGCACAACCACCGAATGTTTACATTCTTGCATCGGTGGTTAGTGCATACTATTACGCATGATGCCTTCTGTATGTCTTGTGAGATTACTTGCATCACGTACCCACAACTACTGCATAGCGGTGTGAAGCTCTGCAATACGGGGGAGGTCATCACGGCACCCTCCGCATGATCTTCGAGGTTGTTATTGTGGCAGTGCGACGGTCAGCGCTAAGCTTGACCCAGGCTACGTCTTCGCCTGTTCTTGTGTCTGTGATAGTGCAGGTTGTATACCCGTCACGCACTATGTGTCTCGCTGCTGCTATCAGTGCACTCTCACGAGTTTTGCAGCTACCGCACCACGCTCCCGCGTAGTCTGTCTTGAAAGGCCTGTTGCTTACCAGACGTTTCCGAACTACTTTCTCTGTTGCTACCATGTGCCTACTCCTTGGTTGAATTGATCTTGGTTGCTATTATTTCCCACACTGTATGATCAACAGGTGTAAGTTTATCCCATGGTATTGCAAACTCAGAATATTGAAAGTTATTGTATGTATTTGCATACAACTCATATAAACTCTTACCTGTGAATTCTGGTATTGTGGGGAGAGATGTCTTGGTGTCCGGTGGATACATTATAATGCCTTTGCGTTGGAGTTACTGGGTCTGCAGCTTCTGCGACGCTGCAGATATTCATTATACGCTCCCTGTGTGTTCAGAGTAAATGCTCGGTTACATTTGTTGCATCTCTTGATTATACACCATTAGATGCTTTCGAGGGGTGACCGACGTTCATAGTGCTGCGTATTTTGGTTTTATGTTTTTGGCTTATATACTTTGTACTTTCAGCGGCTATTATGGGGGCTCAACCGGCTACGGCAATAACCAAAATTTATAGAGTGTGTGATGTGAGTGTTGTGTTATTTATTTAATAAGAAATATATATAAACCGTAACCAGAGCGACCACACGACGACGTCGTATATAAAACTTTCGACGTGCGGCCGGCACGACGCACAACACTGACACACAACACGCAAAAACAACAAAAAAGAAGGCCGAAAGTATACCGATCATCAAATTTGGTTCACCCCACGATACCCAAAACCTATCGAGTTTCGAGTTTCCGGATCCGTATATTGGCGTGTCGGCTAGTACTTGGGGCAACGAGCAAAGAAATAGGGCCGAAGCCCTATTTCAGTAGATCTTGTGTGACCTCAACAAGTACCGGATTGCCGCGTAGTTTCTCACCTTTAACGCGTAGTGTAATGCCTCCAGGATCCAGTCATTTACAGGCATTGTTGGGGTCTCGGCTGGATGTTGCACCCAGTAGGTTGGGTATTCATGTCATCCTCGGCTGCGCCGGTATCGCCACCCCCACCACAGGCCTGGAGTGCCAGAAGCAAAATGCAAACTACAATGTATTTCATGGTTGGTTCCTAGGGTTGAAAAAGAAGGGAGGCTCTCACCTCCCTCCCCGCATTACTCAGCTGCTGCCGTTTCTTCCTTGGCCGTCAGATACTCGGCAATCTCTTCCTTGGTGGCCTCACGCTCCTTGCCGTCCTCGCCGACCACCAAGTAGACCGTCTTCTCCACATGCCCACGGGGAGCCAGCTGACCCTTCTTCCGCATGTCGGATTTGTACCATGCGATGCAAGCCGCAGTGGTTTTGCCTTGCGGGAATTCCTCCCGGATGGTGGCAAGGATCACAGCATTGGAGTGCCCCTCTTTGATGAGCTCACGGCTCCGTGCGCCAATGCTCTTGCCACCAGCTTGTTCCGACTTCACAAAGACTTGCTTTTCAACAACTTGCATGCTAAACTCCTAGAGTTACAAAGTTGCTGTACAGAAGAATTTCTATACAGTAGAGATATAATACCATGCAACTAACTCAATGTACATACCCTGTTGCATTTGTTACATCTCTTATACCCTGTAAGCGATGACCTAAGGTCTTATTCACAAGGTATGAAGATATTATATACCTGTTACAATTGAAATGATACTAGGTAAAGTACTGGTATTGAATGTATTGCATTTAGTTACTTACTGTTGCGTTTGTTACGTGGCGATTTCACTCGCGGGCGTGGGGGGGCATGATAAAATTGGGCGGCAAGCGCGACAGAGCAACTGCATTTTCCAACGCCAGTCGCTGGAAGTGCAAAACGCTATATACCATACATTTTCACCACAATCCTAAATGTAACGAAACGTACACGAACCTGTAATCAGGCGCGCGCACGTGAGGGATGCCAATAATTGCAGCACCGCTGAAATATGACTGCCCCCACAATACACCTTTTGACGTATATTTGAGCTAGCTCAAATCTGCCGTTTACCATGGACCTCCTCCCCGCAAAACGTTCCCCCCGCATTGGGGTAGCTGACGATGTGGTCTACGAGAACGTGGGTCCCATTAAGAAGAAACGTATTGCCATCCAACAACTTACGGATCTGTACGAAGAGATGGGTGGTATCCAAGGTCTGAAGGATCTAGCAAGTACAGGTGTCGCAGGTCAAATGTTTGTCTACAACCTTATCTTCAAGCATGCTTTGGAGAAAGAAGGTATCGAGAGAGACAACACCATCAAGGATATTCCTTGGCTTACGCGCGATCGGCTGGAGTACAAGAGGTCGCGCCAGGATCCTAGTGACTTGAGTGCACCAGCTGATGCAGTAATGGTAGAGCGCAACGATGGCTAAAGCGCTCACCTATGTCCCCCGCTCCGCGTTTCTCCCCTTCCACAATCGAAAGCAACGATGGGCCGTTCTAAATACTCATCGCCGCGCGGGAAAAACAGTAAGCGTGGTGAACGACATAATCATTGGGGCATTGGAGTGCCAGGAGCATCGTCCTCAGTTTGCGTATATTGGCCCCACGTATACGCAAGCGAAGCGGATTGCTTGGCAGTTCTTGAAGGACTACGCCGAAGAGCATCTGGCGAGGCCCCCGCAAGAGGCGGAGCTGAAGGTAACACTGAAAAATGATGCTACAATCCTTGTACTGGGTGCTGACAATGCGGATGCTATCCGGGGCATGTACCTGGATGGTGCCATTATGGATGAGTACGCCATGTACCGTCCAAGCGTGTTCTCCACGATCGTCCGCCCCGCGTTATCGGACCGGCACGGCTGGGGTGTGTTCGCCAGCACGCCGAAGGGCAAGAACCTGTTCTACGAGAAGTACCGCGATGCAAAGAAGTTCCCGAATGAATATGCTCTGATCGAGCTTAAGGCCAGTACATCAGGGATCATCCACCCGGAAGAGCTCGCCGAGCTTCGGCGGGACATGGATGCAGAAGAGTTTGCGCAGGAGTACGAGTGCAGCTTTGATGCTGCGATGAAGGGCGCGATCTACGCCGACCAAATTAACCTGATGTTCCATGAACAACGGGTGGCTTGTGAGATTGATCCGAACCTGCCGGTACATTGTGCATTTGACTTAGGATTTACAGATGCAACAGTCATTGTTTGGTTTCAGGTGGATCGGCAAGGTAGAGTCCGTGTGGTTGGATGTGAGGCCTACAGTGGACAAGAAATCTTCTTCTACATCGATCGCATCCACCAGTTCGGGCAACAGTTTGAAGTCGGGGACGTGTGGCTTCCCCATGATGCACGAGCAAAGAACCTGCAGACCGGCAAGAGCGTGGTTGAGCAGTTCTTGCACAATGGAATTTACCCGAAGATAGTACCGAACCATAAGATACGGGATCGGATCGCAGCAACTCGTAAGGAATTCTCTAGAATCTGGATTAATGAGTCGACAACTGGTGATTTGCTCGAGGCCTTGAAGGCCTACAGCGCCGGGCTGAAGGTGACCAATTCGGCTGGCCCGCCGGCCGCCCTGGCCTTCCTCAAGCGCGCAACAGAAATCGACTCGAGTTTTGCGATGGCATACGCCCAACTGGGC